TACATCTAGGCTTTCGTTTTTGCCAAAAATACTTTCTCCCAATGTACTGTCGTTGGTTCTGGAGATTGGTAATGTTATACACAAAACCGTAAAAGTCCCCAACATCCCCCCCACCAAAAGGGGACTCCAAATATCTCCAGGGATTTTGATACTCTTGATTTTCTTCCACATAATAATTTAATCTCCAGTATATATCTTCTTTTGTTCTTGATAGAAGATCACTTCATCAGGAAGATAGAAGTGTGGTCCAAGTTTTATAATTGATTTTTGGTCTTCTGAAAACTGAGGATTCGCCTCCAGACACCTCCTCTGCCACGTCATTGAACCACCAATCATCCTGTCGCTTTGCATCAATTCTACAGTTTAAATCCTGAGAATGTGTCTTTTTGAACATCTTGCTTAATTCCTCCAACAACATAGGATTCAACCTCTGTCTCTTGTGGAGCAACTTGCAGACCTTTGGATGA